TGGAGCTGGAGCTACTGGGGGAGGTACAGATGAAGTATTTTTTGAATCAGATCAAGTTGTAACAACTTCTTATGAAATTGGAGCTGGAAAACACGCACATACTGTTTCGCCTACAATTAATAATAACGTCACAATTACTATTCCCAACAACGCAATCCTTGTTATCTTATAGTTATGCCAATAGCAATCAACGGATCAGGAATATTAACAGGAATCTCGGTAGGCGGTTTGCCTGACGGAATAGTAGATGCAGATATGCTTGCTGCTAATGCTGTCACTGCTGGAAAATTAGCAAGTGGTGTTGGCGGTAAAATTCTTCAAGTTGTTTCTGCAAATCAAAATACAAGACTAGCTGCAACAAGCACTACATTTCAAGCCACAGCAAATAGCGTAACTATCACACCTAGTTTAAGTTCAAGCAAAATTTTATTTCACATGACAGGAGATTTTAATACTGATGCTAACGGAAGAGTAGGATTTATTACTGTATATAGAAAAATTGGTACTGGTTCATTTGTCAATATTGCACCGCAAGGAAGTAATGATAGCAATTCTATAGATCAAAACTATGGATTTCTATTTATAAATGGTCAAAGTAGTAGAATACAAGTACCTTGTAGTATTAGTTATCTTGATAGTCCTAATACTACAGACGCAACAGAATATAAAATTTACATACGAAGTAATGATGGTGGTACTGTTGAATTTCCAACTACTAATGGCTATCAATCCGCAGTTTTAACTTGTTATGAGGTAGCAGTATGATTTATACAAAAATAAATGCGTTAAATTCCCTTAAACCAAATACAGAATGGACTTGGTTAGGCGATGAATATTCTGGATTAAATTGGATAAGTTCTGGTACAGCACCAACTGAATCTGAAATAGATGCAGAGGTAACTAGATTAAATAATGCAGAACCTATGAGACTGCTTAGAGTTGAAAGAGATAAATTATTAGCAGCTTGTGATTGGCGAGCAAGTTCTGATTTAACACTCACTGATTCTTGGAAAACATATAGACAAGCATTGAGAGATTTACCCGCTAGTGCATCGCCAAAATTAGACGCAAATGGTAATTTAGATATGAGTTCTGTTACCTTTCCAACTGAACCTAGTTAATTATGAGCAAAATATCACTAAAACACTCAGGCGGTAATGTTGTCTCACTCAACTCTCCTGATTCTGCTCCAGCAGCATCAGATGTAGCATTTAAACTCCCAAATCAAGACGGCAATGCATCAGAAGCCTTAATTACAGATGGATCGGGTAATTTAAGTTTTAGTGCTGTTGGAGGCGGTGCTGGTAAGGCTAGAAATTTAATAATCAACGGAGCAGTAATCGTGGCTCAAAAAAGTGCGTCATCTACAACTAATAATGGTTATGAAACTGTAGATAGATTTTCAAAATATACAAGTAGTACAGATGAAACACCATCACAAGAACAAGTAGACGTTGCATCAGGCACTACACCTTATACTTTAGGATTCAGAAAAGCATACAAGATTACTAATGGAAACCAAACAAGTGGTGGTTCAACTACTACTCGTGTTGGAATAGAATATAAAATTGAAGCACAAGATTTAGCAACAAGTGGTTGGAATTATACATCTAGTTCAAGCTACATAACCTTTTCTT